CTGAGGGTTAATGGTTGAGGTAAAGTAACAACAGCTGTCGTAGGGTCTATAGTCATAAAATTTACTACAGGACTTCCATCGGGCGTGGGGCTAATTGCCAAAATACCTTGTGTATTTGAAGAGATCATTTGAATGGTGCTGCCATTGGGGGAACGAATAACTATTCTCCCAAGTGTTGCAGTCGAATTAAATGAAGCCCTTAAATTACCAGCAATAGAAACTCTTAGATCTCCGGCATTATAATATAGACCTGTAGCAGGGTCATTAATAAAAGAAAGCGCGGGAGTAGCTGCTGAGCCACTATTAAGCAACAATGAAGTAGGAGCTGCAAACAATCCACCAGCGCCACCATCGCTATAAAATATTTGATTGCTCCCCCGCGGAATAACATAACTTGCGCCAATAGGTCCAAAGACTTGAACAGAAAGCGTAAAATTACCCGTGGTGCTGTTTTCTATAAACCAAAAACCCGCTTTATTAGCAGGGAAAAAGACAGTTATGTTTCCTGTAAGCGTGCCGTTGTATATCTGTATATTAGAATTAGCTTGTGCAATGCTAAGGTTTACGTTTGCAGCACCCGAAACATTTAATGAGTTGACGGTCACAACAGATGTTGGACTTGCACCATACCCTAAAGTATTCCAATTTGTTCCATCGCTGATAATAGTTAATGACCGTGATTCGCTAAGCGAAAACGTAAGCAGTTTATCTATTTTTGTTCCTGGCTCCCCTGGCTGAATCACTATTATGTCATCCGTTGGGCTTTGATTATTAAAAGATAGATAAAATCCTTCAGGGACACTGCCTATCAAAGGTAATGTTATAGTTGCAGCGCCACCAGTCCACACAATCTCCTTGCCACGATAGGTTGCATCTATGACAGGCACAGCATTGGTAGGTATGATATGAATATAGGTATTCAATCTATCTCCAATGGCTGTTAATCCATTCCCAGCTAAGGCAAGCGCAGTTGCTTGGGATATCCCAGCACCAAAGGTAACAGTTTCCCATGTTCCGTTAGCTGTCGAATTATCTGTTAACAAAAACCAGACAGTATTGGCATGGTTTGCATCGCTAATAGGAACATTAGCGATAACCGTTACGCCATCGTCTGCCAAAACATTAAAACCTGATACACCGGTATTAACCATCGTTATTGTTTGTCCGACAGATGTCTTTCTTGCATCTGGCATTCTTATCGTGTTGGCGTTCGCAGCGGCAGTATTTACCTGTATATTAGCAGCTGCAACCTGATAAAATTGTCCTGTTGGGTCTGTGTAAGGTAAATCTATGTAAGTGTTAGGCCACACTAATATCGTGCTGCCTTTTCCAGCTGGGGTAGGTCTTATATCTATAAAAACATAGCTAGGATAGGCTGATTGTACTGCACCTTGTCCAAACACTTGAATAGCCATTATCCACCTCGTTTGCTAAATGAGTCTTGTATACGCTCTATATCTTCTGTCCCTAAAGATTTGAAAGCTTTGTCATATTTATCTTGCCACGCCTTGATTCTCTCATAATCCTGTAGATAAATTACGGCTTCTAACAGAGTTGCATAGATCAGAATCTCTGGTGAATTTTCAGTGAGGGAATTAGTCGAAGTAGTTGAATCTATCAGGGGAGGTGTTTCGTAATAGATAATCTCATAAGGATAAGCAATATCTGGGGTAGGAACAACCATCCAAAAATCTTTGTTATAATCATTAGAATAGTATTTAGGTGTTCCCGTAAGTGTAGGGTTAGGCCAATATTGCCTACAATATGTTGTTGAAACTAGCCAAATTGGTTTTCTTTCATTCAATCCATTACCAATGCCGATGTTAAAGAATGAATCCTTAACCCATCTTGTTGGCTTTGCAAAAACCCCAACGCTAGGAATAAAATTATCGGTAATTGTTACCTTAATCGGCAGTATCTTTAGATCTCTTGCAACATTCCTTTCTGCAAGCATGATAAACAAAGGAATCTGTGCAAGGAAATTTGGGTCATTACGGTTTAGATAATCGGTAACAGCTGTTGTAAGGGTGTCATATGTAAGTACAAATGCCATATTTCAACTATATTTCAACTCAAGATAAAGGTTGCACCATTAGTGCTTTCAACAAAGAATTGATTACTACCAATAACGTTATTTTTACAAACTATAGTTATTGCTGCATTTTGATCTGTTGTACTAATGATATCACCAGTATATGGAGCTTGGTGCCACATTATTACTCCATCTCCAATAATTTGGACACTAAAACCAGGAGAATTACTAAATATCTTGTAAGTATCACCTATTTGTGTAGAAGGGTCATCACCTGCAATAGAAAATATCTCAGATGATCCTGATTGTAATATATAACCTACAAAAGGAACCAAACCAGCACACACACCAATTGGTTGCCAAGTAAATGAGCCAGGTCCTTTGGTTGCGATACCTGTACCGCCTTTATCAACTGCCAATGGAAGAGGTGCGTTAATGGAATTTTGATTTGACATAACTATTTCTCCTAAATTATCAATTAATGGATTGGGGCAATTGTTATTCTCTGCATTGGTAGGCTTGGGTATAGACACTAATCCCAAGCCTATCAATGCAGTCTTAAATAAAGAGCACTGTGGGCGATAATCAGATGCAGAACATGATGACGCTATTAAAAGACTTATAAGTACATATGCGAATGGAGTAGAAGTGTAAATTGAATTCTGAAGTGCCATAATATTAATACTTAATTATTTAAATTAACATCGCCCTCTACTACTGTAACTTTATATTTTCCAGTATCAGGGTTTATACAATAAACAAGTATACTGTCAGTTGGTAAGATAGATTCGATAGGATCAACCGTTACTTGATCTCCAACTTTCATATCAATAGGAGCATTAGAAGGGAAACGCCAACCTGCGCTTCCATAACCCATAATCCTACATGAAGCTCCTGCTGGGAAATCTACGGCACCAGGAACTTGAAAATCCTTACGTGTTGTTTCATTCATAGGAATTAATGTAGCACCATTTACTAAGAGAACCGGGTCTGTATTATCTTCGAGTACGATAGCGTTTTCTACACCAGGAGGGGGTGACCATTGCACTTTTTGACCCGTACCTTGTGAAGTTAAAACTGTACCCGCAGCACCAGGAGTAAGACCTTCAAACCCTCCAACACCAGGAGTAAGACCAGAAACACCTTGGAGCAATACACCAGCCAAAGACTCTACGCCATGAATTGTAGCTAAATTGACAGAGGGTCCTTGGTAATCAGCCTCTGCAGCAGACTGTGGGTCTAAATCATTGGAATTAACTGACTTAAAAATAACCCCAGCTAATGGCGCATCAAGAGCTTTAACCTTTAAGAGGCCACCCCCATCTAAACTTATCTCATCTAATGCCTGTGCAGATGGTAAACTACCATTCGGGGCCTGTAAGATATACCTGGCATCAACCGGTGCTGCATCATCCGCATCGATCGTAATGTTTGCAGCATCCGCTAACGGAGTATTATCGAGAACAGTGATAGAAACTCTACTACCTGCCGTAAAGTTCAAATTTGCTCTAGTAGAGGCAGGGGTGATAATATCACCATTACCATAGACACTCACTAATTGCTTCGTAGACGATGGTACAACATTAATGATTGGATTAGCCCCTTGTCCCCCAGGGTTTGTTATATTTATACCCGTCCCATTCTGAAACGTTCTTGAGGTAAAACCAGTCGTTGCATCGTAGGCTATCATTCCAGGCGTTGAATAAGAAAATAGTGTAGATAATTGACCCGTAGATGTAATATTAAACTTTTGATTTGAGCCTGAATCCTGAACGACCAAACCACCACTTGCGGTTAAATATCTAGCATTAGGAAGATCTGTAAAATCTTGATCTGCTAATACATATGAAGAATTACCTGGGGCATCTGCCATAAATCATCTCCTTGCGTTTGTAATTATCCAAACTGTAAATTGTAAAAAGTGTTAATTAATATAGGTCCTAATAAAGTATTGGGGTTAACATGTGGAATAGTCAAGGGCATAGAAACATTCCCAGATATTTGTGCTCCCAATTCAAAAGGTCCAGTTGTCATATTATTTATATAAAAATCTCTTAAAACATTAGGAACATATACAACTATATTTTGTGTTAGCACCCCAGAAAAATTGAACGAACCATAATTTCTAAATTGCTCTAACGTAATTGTGATATCGGTATTAGCCACGGTGAAGTTCAACTCACCTATCGAAGTAGCAATTGTAGTCTGAGCTCCATAGACAGGGTCAGGCCTCGGATTAACGATAGGTTTTGGGTCTGGTCTAAAAGTAGGGGTCAAATTTTGTGCATTTGGCTCGTCATAAAAATCGGGGTGAACAAAGATATTTAAATAGATTTTTCCCTTACCAGCATACTCATCTTGGTTTACAAGATCTGAATGCTGAACAAGAAACCCACTCCTATCACAAGTTGCAACTGCCCTTGGATTTTTGGGGTCTAAGTCTATATATCGGCTCTTTCGTTTAAAATTCATTTGACGTTATATCGGTTAAAGTTTGGCAAAAACCTTATAGGAACATTCTCATAATCCGTATTAGCCGCATTTTGGTAGGCCATATTAGCGTCAGCCAATAACATCTGATATCTGTCAGGAGCAAACTTAAGGGCAAGTCTTGCTGCAATTCCGGCAACAAGGGCATCATAAAACCGTTGCGGAACTTCAACATTTTGGAACATTTGCGTAATATCTTGCGCATACCGGTAATTCCTATACAGGAGATTTGTCTGCGATAAGATAGTAGAGGGACCAGGGACAGGCCATACGGTAAGTGTTGGCGATAACGAAGGCGCTAACGTGGATTGGTTAAATATAAAGCCAGATATCGTACTATTTGTCCTCATTTTTAAAGGATTAGCCATCCACTCAGAGCCAGAAAGGTCACCTAACAATCTATCTGCAGCTCCTGTATTAGTCGGCTGACTAAAGTAAATTTGCTGTATCGCAAGAGTTTCGCCATCAGTCTCTGTAATACGCCAGGCTCGTGCGTTTAATGCTTGCTCTACAACAAACCATGTCGTTTGAAACGCTGGGTACTCTTGTTTAGGGGCTACATAGACATTTACCCAGTTAACCATATCGACAGAATATTGAACGGTTAGGGTGTACGTTGATGTCGCAAGAGGCGTTAGGCCAACATAAAATATGGAATTGGTATTACCAGCGCCATAATCATAACCGATGCTGCCATTAATGACTGTTTGGGTACATCCAGCGGTTTGTGAGGAATCAAAGCAGTTATTGGGATTACCTCCGCCAGGACCACCATCCTTATCAACAGAAAATGCCGTCCCACCAGTATTTAATCTAACAGGAGACGTTGCTACGACATCGAGAACTCTTACAGTATATTGAGGAAGAACATAGATCGGCTGATTAGGAACAAGACTCAACATATGTTTTTGGATGAGCCAGAAGTTAAGACCACGGCCGTGCCAAGTCGATAATTCTAGATTAGCTGACATTATGGCTGAAGGAATATGTAATCCTATAATGTCATTTCCTACGATACCAATACGCTCGTAGGCTTCTCTGAAAAGATCATCAAGCTGGGTATTGTTTCCGAATTGATAGCTATTACTCGTAGGTACCATATATTACCTACCACGAGGACGATGATTGAATCCTCTTAATGTCTCTGCTAAATGAGCTCTCTTACGTGTCGTAGGAGATTTACTATGTTCTGCTTTATGCAATTTGCTTAAAGGTATTTTTTTATCGACAGAAATATGAAGGCTCTTATGAAGGGACCCCTTATTATTTGGATTTATGGCATCTTGAATCCAAAGACGCCCACCTTTTTTTTTTGTGGGTGTACTGCCACCAGTTGAAAGACGAAGACCCGAGAGTTTATCAATTCTTTCATCTCTACGTTTCCGTCCTAAGGAACCATCGACATCATTGACTCTGTATCCCTTTTCATCAATATATCCTTTAGCAATAGGGCCACCACGCTGACGCCGAACAGCCATATGTGCACCTCTAGCTAAGTCCTCGGCTGCACGGCCTTTCTTAGACGCTAAGATTGCACCCCTTGCAAGAGAATCTCCTGGAGAGCTCTTGGACTTAACGGCGGAATGCATACCTCTCGCAATTTTTCTACCTGTAGTTCCACCTCTAGATTTTCTCTCACCGCCCAACAAAAGGCTTGGTATATCAGATCTATTCATACCCATAGTTATCTCCCTCTACCTTGTTGCTGATAAGTGAAGTACATTGCATCATTTGTACAATTTGCAATTCTTGCCCAAATAACAGAGAAAGGAGCAATTATTTCTTTATAACCACTAGTTCCTATAGGAGCTTGTATTTCTTGGGCAACAATAAATTTGTCTGGGAACTCACAGTCAGAACCAAACGGAGTAAAATTCCCATATCTATTAGGAGAAACTGGCTTATTTAATGACGTATATACTGCATATGTTAAAATATTTCTATTATAAATTTCCGAATTCCACGCACCAATACTTGTAACATTTAAGTTATAATCATTGTATATATACCTCGTTATACCAGATTCTCCAAAGCCAACAGAAACTGTTACGTTGTTATCAAGATCAGTGATTGAATTAATGCGGGTATAAATTTTTTGGCTTTCACCTCTGCCTACACCATTGATTATGACATTTTCAGTTACTGGACCTAAGAGTTTTTCTGGATTACCATTTCCATCAACCTGTGTTCCAATACCATTAATTGTAAATGTTGTGTTACCAACACCAACTGTTACGTCTATGATTATGGTTCTTACGATATTGTTATAGTCAAAAGCACCCGTAACGCCTCCAGGAGGAACATTCGTTTTTAATTGAATGTTATCTCCTGCAACTATTGCCTGTGGAGATGCAATCTGATCGAATGTCACACCATCAGGTGATGACACAGGCCAATATATAGTAGTAGCACTACTCATTAAGAAGGTAATCCTGTATAAAACTCTGGCACACCAACCAAGTTTTCAGGTCTTGTTGGTGCAACCGGTATACCCTGAGGAGAATTAACATGATTAGATTGCATGTAATTCTGCTGATTATTGGCCTGCTGGTTAATAGAAGCATCAGCTCCTGCCACAAAATAGGTGAATACGAGATTCGTTGCATCAAGAATAGGCTTGGTATTAACAGCTGTGAATTGTGTCGCCGCAGCCGTCTCTGGTGCGTAAAACCCTCTTACATCTCCTGTAGTTGCCGTAGCGGTACGTTTGTCAGCAGCAAATAAGAACCCGAAAGTATCCAAAGCATCTCCCGCACCCCTTACTGTTAGATCTCCTACTGGGTCAATTGGTTGTGCGTTATCAGCACCAGATTGAATCCCCCATTGAACAGAACTAATGACGCCACATGATTTACCAGAACTTGCAATTACACCAGCAGTGGAAACATTATTAAATCCCTTGATAACATAGGGTAATCCAAAAGCATCAGCTGCACCCAGGGATATGGTTCCACCACCAGGTAGAGCGGCGCTGATATAAACCTTTGTTATTTGCCAAAAAGCTTTTGCTCCAGTATTAATGATGTTTCCTAAAGCATTTCCAGGAAATGTCATGGTAGGTGACGCAGCTCCGCCTGGGAAGTTAAAAGTAGGATATGTACCCTGTGTAGCTGTTAGGATGTATGTATGCTGCATGGGAGAACCAAGACTGTCATTTCCCATGATTGTTACACGCGTACCAGCAGTCGGGTTTGCTGTAGCAGTTGTTACGCTAATAACACGAGGTTGATCTAATTGTAATAAGGGAAAACCATCAGGTCCTCTTGTTAAAAAAGTAACATAGTTATCAGCAAACAAAGTTAGATACCCTGCTCCAGCTACTGTGGTGGTGTCCACTACGTTATTGGTAGTATTACGGCCACCTGTAGGATTCGGAGCAGAGCAATAAATGTTATAAGAGACTTGAGAACTTAAAAGAACACCTTTGCCATTATTAGCAAACTTACTATTATTAAAATCAGGTCCTGTCCTTACACCATCAGAAACATACGTTCCTAAAGATAGATTAGTAGACATGCTTTATCCCTTTCCCTCTATAACAACTAAACACCAATAGCGGCAAACATACATCTCCAGTCCGTAAAGCCTTTTGAATTTCTCTCAAAGATTCTTGCAGTGAAATTATTGGTATCATTGTCCATATTGTAATTTACGGTTGGCCTCCTTTTGGAGAAGAACTTAAATCCATGCTCTATGTCAGTTAAAATTCCCCAAAATCCTGGGTTATGGATATAGGGATTAACTGTAAATCCGCCAGGAATATACTCATCATGAACCAGCGCACTAATTTCTCTGTTGGCTGTTCCAGTACGTTCTCTACCATTTAAAAGACGCGAAGCTTGATATTGGAGCTTAGGATGCACGACTAATCTAAATGGATTAATATCCTGTATGTTACCGCCCCAGCTTTCCCATAGTTTGATTATTGTTATGGCATCTTCAAGAGAAGCTTCATTAAGATCAATTCTGTCAGGGAATGTGTTTGCTAATGTGCCTTTTGAAGTAGGATGATTCAAGGAGAAAAGTGGCTGCGCATCACCATTAGCATAACTAAATTCAAATCCGCCGTTAATTACATCCATCGCCGAAATGTTTCTAGCTGAACTCATTGACTGTTTAAACATTGATGCAGTCAGAGGAAACTGATCGGGGTATAAATTATCGTCTAGGGCCTCCTGGGTAATTGTAAACGAAATACCGTAAGTCCTTAAGGGATAGCTCGCTTTCCATAATTCTTGCATTGAACCTTGATAAAATGGAGCGCCTTCGGCCTTCACTTGAGCAGGACCCATGTCTCCCATCAGAAGCTCATATTCTACTGCGTGCTTACCATCAAAACATGTAAATATGTCTTTAAATAAATCAGGATATGTATCAATGTTCCAAGCTATGGCATGAAGATGTGGCAACAGTAAACTTGGTATACTACCCTGTGTAATAGGTATTCCCATTTTTGAAACTCCTTATAAATATTAAATTCCAGGTGCTCTTTGCATCCATGAATGGTTTTGAATTAGGACTAGAACGTTCACAAAGGGTGATTTCCCAGCACCAGGGAGTGGTATTGGATTACCAGGTGTTACGTCAAAACCTACAATTCTAAGATTTGCGTTTTGTGGGTCAGTATTAATACTGCTGCCTCTAAGAACCATTTTAGAGTTACCAGTAGTAGTATTACCTATTGGACTTGGTGGACCTGCTGTAAACGTGACATAGGCTGTCTTTCCTACGTCCTCAAAAGCAACGCCAGTTGCATCAGATTGGATTGTAAAACAAACCAGAGGGTCAGTTATGACATAGCCGGTTACAGGTGAATTATTGACTGTTTGTGTTCCGCTTGGCCAAAATGGTCTAGCTGGTGACGCTGGGTCAGCTGGGTTAGCAGCTGTGGGTTGTATATAAGAAGCGCCATTAAAAACACCTATACTTTGCCTAGTTTCATATGTTCCCGCACCAAGTTCAAATAAGCTATGTATATATCCACCGGATAAATAAACTAGATCCCCGCGGAATATGTTAAAGGCATATCCAGGTTGGATATTAAAAGGCCGCGTTTGTGCGTTATAAGGAGCACTAGTATAACTATTAACTGCGACTAAGCCGCTTGGATTATCTTGGCCAAATGCCATGAGTCATTCTCCTAAAAAACAATAAGTTAATTTTTCAATGAGAATGTCGTGCATGGCGGATGCCAGTAAGATGGTCACAATTCTCGAGAGACCATCGTGAGCCTAACTAGCTTTGGTATATGTACCTCAGTGACATACACCTGACTGAGAATCTATAAATAAGACAACACTGGATTCTCTACTATGCTGTCATCTTAATTAAAGGATAATTTATATAATAATTATGTCAAGGGCATAGATTGAATGAATATTCAATATTATTTTTCCAGGAATCCGATTTTTTCTATAGGAGATAAAAGTCATGTATGGAAAAAAGAAATGCTCCCCACTATGAATGGGGGGCTAAAAAAACAAGATTTACAGAATAATTATAGCGTCCCTAGCAGATTTTCTCAACATGACTTTTATCTCCTTTATGAAAGGATTGTTGTCCCTCAGCATCTTGGTTAGGATTATTGACTTTGCTGCTTGGCGCATTGTTACCCTTCAGCACAGCTTTGATGCGCAAACCTGGGTTATTTTAGGCATAAAAAATTCCTTTGAACGCCTTAGTTTTACTTAATGTTAGGGGGATTTATGCTCTATAAAGAAACAAGAAAAATTTAAGTCAAAGTTAGTTAACCGTGGGCAGATTATGATAATTGAATCAAGGGCATAAAAAAAAATTCCACGCCTACATTGGGGGTAAGGAGGGGTAAGGGGTGTAAGGCTGCTATTTTACTGGGTTGTAAGCTTACACCTTCTATTTCTAAAAGGGTAAGGAGGGGTTAGGCGTGGAATTTTTAAGTAAACCCTTGACACAAACGGTAAAGTCTTTCCAGGAGGGAATTTAACTGTGTAGTGTAAGCCTCAAGCGCTTTGTATCCGGCATTGCTGTTGCCAGGCGTTATAAAGATTGGTGTGTGAAGTAGGATACAAACATAATCTAGGCGGTGAAAGTGCGCTGCATCCAGTGGGAATAGGAAGTATAAAACGGAATTTATCAGAACATAAGGTATTCTTAAGGGATACATATTTTTTTCCCTTATTCCCCTTAATTTTATAGTGAGACTATTAGGCCTTCGGATCGTTTATAACTGTTAGTAACTTCTACTCAAGGTATCGTTAAAGCTTTGAAAACAAACGCTTTTTTGGATTATAGCTTATGATTTTAATTACGCTATCAGCTGCCAATAGGTGCGGATTTTTTTTAAGGGATTTCTAAGGGATGAGGATTTCTCCCCTTATTTTTCCCTTATTCCCCTTATAAATTTGGTTAGATACGTTGTCATTGCTAGTAAGGCCCCCCTTATCTTCCTTTGCTAAGTTTTTCGATAATAAGGGTCATAATCCCGCATCAATTTTTAGGCTATCTTGGTAAAAATCAATGGAAACATAACGTGCTTTATTTATTTCATTTTCATCTGGTTTAAATAGTTTAGTCGTATCCCAGGTAATTTGAAGCATAAAAGAAAGAGCATTAGGCCTACTACCTATTTTATAGCCATTATCAGTGTCTATTTTTTTGATAAGCCAGATTCTTTTATTCTCATCATCATATGAAAATGACACTTTATCTCCAGATTTTATATCTAATTTATCTGCTAAATCTCTTCCAATACGAATTATAAGAACGTATCCAAGTGTTTTTTCTCCCTTTTTTTTGCAAGAAAAGTTAATTCTTACCTTAGACTTAGCTGTCGAATCTGACGGTGATTTTTTTGGATTATATTCAATAAATGCCATGACTTTATCTCTTTCACATAATTATATTAACAATAATGACATGGAAATTAAATAAGATCAAGTTATATTTTTAACAAAATTCACTGGATTAAGGATTGCCATACCTATTGTTTATAGCCTTCCAGTTTTGTTCTCTCTCAAAAGATGGGTCATAGGTATTAGCTACCCAACCAGTAGACATGAGCCTTATAAAGGCTTGAGACATTGTATCAATAATATCGTTGGTAGGTTTATGACTCTTATCCTCAGGAAAGTTAACGGCTGCCTCTAAGAATATCTGGCTATATTCTGTATAATTCTTGTAACTAGGTCCCTCCATAGGAAGCCACACAAGACCATTCTCTATTAAATGGCTAACAATCATGCAGCGTCCTATCTTATTACCATGAGGTGTAGGATTAAATTTTAATACTGGCAGACCTGCTCTTAAAAATTCCTGAAAAAGACAATAACCATTCATTCTTTCCTCAATAAGAATATGATGGGGCGAGTTTCTACCTTCTATAGGTTCATCATAAATAACATCCTCGTAGTTTCTAGCCAATCTCACTGCTGCCTTTCTTAAATCAGGATAAAGGAGCTTGTCTTTGAATACACTCAGCAACATGATGTTCATATAGTCATTTTCTTCATTCCTAAATAATCCCCAGGTCGTACAGGCAGAGAAACAAGATGTATCACCATCAGTCAATGCGGTATCCCATGATTGAAGAATGTATTCAAAATTCGGATAAAACGGTTTCACCCACTTTCTAAACCAATCCGCCTTTAATACACCTCCTTTAACTGGAGAAGGATTCTGTTGAAGTTGAGAGGATATGGTGTAGCTATCATTACGAAAGTTAAGTTTCATCTCTTTAACTTCTTCAGGACCCATTTCATGAGGCCATAACAGTTCACCAGCTTTTTTTCTGTGATCTGTCCATTTTTTACCATTAGACATAGGCAATGGAATCGTTGTTGATCTTCTTAAAGGCTCAAATTCCATAGGTAAACATAAAAATACCCAACGAGGGTCATTCTTAGCCAATATATGGCCTGTTAGATCATTAATGTGGGTTCTTTGTTGAGTAACTGCTCTCCTTAAAAATTTAAATCTCGTAAAACGGCTGGATAATTTAAAGTCGAAAAAATCATTAACCTTATTTCTGATGACTTCAGAATGAACTCTTTCAACGTCATTAGGGTCATCAAAGCATACTATATCCGCACCATGTCCCATAATTGAGCCACCAATGGAAGAGGATTGCCTAAAGCCATGCTTG